ACTTTGTAGTCAAAAATAGTAACCACATTTTATTTACAACAAATTTACAAGTAAATTATGTTGACCCTTGCCAAAAAATCGTGCGTTTGCATAATATATAAATATACCCCTAAGACATACAGACCAAAAATACTAGGGGTAAATACTAAAAATTTTCAAATAAAAAATTAATCAAATGACTAATCATTGTGCATGTGCCTAAAATAAAATCAGGGGAGTTCTAAAAAGACCCCCCTTTGTTTAAAAATAGCAAAATGTCTGTATATTACTAACCAAAAATAACTAGGGTTTATAATCTCAATATATGGGACGGCTTCGCCACTCTTAAGTATATCTTTAGTATATCTTTAAGTATATCTTTTATATATCTTTAATATAATCTTATATGAGTCTTATATATAAGTCTTATATAAGTCTTATATAAGTCTCCCTCTAAACCCTCAACGTAAGTTTAGCATGATTTTCTTGTCTTTACAAGGGGGATTGTGATAAAATATCAATAAATAGAAAAACTAAAGGAAAATCAACATGTCATTAGTAATAGAAAGTAGCTTAAAAAAGACCCCAGAAGAGGAAGAGATTACTTTCAATACCTTAGTGTCTTTAAGAAGGTCTTTGAAAGAGCTAACATTAAGGGAATGTAACACTGATTTTCTTTCTTTCGTAAGGTATGTGGCTCCAACTTTGATTACTGACTTCCATATGGGACGACATATAGAAGTTTTATCAGATAAACTACAACAAGTAGTAGAAGGAAACATTAAAAGGCTTATGGTCTTTCTTCCTCCTCGTTCTTCTAAAAGTGTGGTTTGTTCAAAGCTTTTTCCTGCGTGGTATATTGGTAGAAATCCCAACCATGAAATTATGTCAATTAGTCACTCTGACCAGTTGGCTAGTGACTTTGGTAGATCTGTCCGTGATATTGTCAATATGGAAGAGTTTCAGGACATGTTCAGTGGAGTCAAGCTAAGTCAGGATGTAAGAGCAGCAGGTAAGTGGCGAACAAATAGTAATGGTAGTTACTATGCAGCAGGTGTACGCAGTCAGATTGCAGGTCGAGGTGCTCACATTGCCATTCTAGACGATGCCATGTCTGAAGAAGATGCCATTTCCAATGCAGGACGTAAGTATATCAAGGAATGGTGGCCTTCAGGTCTTCGTACTCGTTTGATGCCTAACGGGGCAATTATTATTATTAACACCAGATATCACTACGATGACCTATGTGGCTGGCTCCTTAAGCAGGAAGAGAAGATGGACATTAAGATGCAGGAACGGTGGCATGTGGTGTCCATTCCTGCGTGGCTGGATGAAAGATCTAGCAAGCTGTTAGGTCTTCCTCAAGGCTCCAGTTATTTTCCTGAGTGGAAACCTGACGAAATTCTTAGATTAGACGAACAGGAAATCAGGGCTACCAACGGTAGTAAGTACTGGGATAGCCTGTATATGCAGAATCCTACCCCTGATGAAGGCGGTATGATCAAGAAGGATTGGCTACAGTGGTGGCCTTATGAGGAGCCACCTGACTGTGACTTTGTTATTCAGACATATGATACAGCTTTTTCTACAAAGAACACGGCTGACTACAGTGTTATTCAGACTTGGGGTATTTTCAGAAATATGGAGATGGATGACTTTACAGGTAGGGAAGTTGTTGCCAGTCACCTGATATTACTAGGAAGTATTAAGGGAAGATTTGAATATCCAGAACTAAGAAGGCTGGCACAGGAACAGTACCAAGATCACAAGCCTGACATATGTGTAGTAGAAAAGAAGGCTAGTGGACAGTCTCTCATACAAGATATGCGACGAGCGGGGCTACCAGTATTAGAATACACACCAGATAAGGACAAGGTAAGTAGGGTTTATTCTGCTACACCAATGTTAGAATCTGGACGAGTATGGTTGCCCAAGTACAAGGAATGGGCTAAAGATTTAGCAGATGAAATGGTAACATTCCCCTATGCACCCCACGATGACCAAGTGGACGCAGCAACAATGGCAATTCATTATGTGAAGGAAAGTTGGCGGTTACTACATCCTGCAGATCCAGATTGGGAAGACGATGAAAATCATCGGGGTAGAAAACGAGTTGCATATTGGAGAGTTTAATGTTATCATTGTAAGCAATAAGAATAATAAGAAGGTAATGATAAAAAATTATGTTAGAGACACTGGAAAAACGTAACAAGTTTTATTTCCCTAAAAAGGATAACCACTTTAACGGAGACACATATCAGCAACCTCATAGATTTAATAGCTTAAGGTTTGTGTCTAACTTTGGAACTGCGGTAGATGTAGGTGCTCATGTAGGAACATGGGCAGTAGATTTTGTAAAGATGTTTGATAAAACTATTTGCTTTGAACCAATCAAAGAACATAGGGAATGTCTGGTAAAGAATTTAGAAGCTACAATTGGGGATAGTTCCAAGTATGAAATTTATGACTGTGCTTTAGGTGACAAGTACGAGGATACAGTTCATCTAGGCTATGTTACAGAAGGAAATAGTGGTACGGCTTCTATTGTTTCTGAAGGTGAGTACACAGCGGAGATGAAGCCGCTAGATAGTTTTGAGTTTGATAGTATTGATTATATGAAAGTTGATGTAGAAGGTTTTGAGTTACAATTTCTCAAAGGTGCTGCAGAAACTATTAAGCGTACTAAACCTGTGCTAAATATTGAGATCAAGCATAACTGTGAAAGTTTTGGTATCTCACGGCAGCAGATTGCAGATTATCTGTGTGAAGATTTAGGACTAACCTGCGTAGGACAAACAGTACAGGATTATATTTTTAAATACGTATAAAATCAGGGGTAAAATAAATAATGGCAACAGAACGTAATCCTTTTGATCCTATTCCTACCGCTGAAATCTCAATCGAGATTGAAAGCAGTGGCGAGGTTATGGAAGATGGCACCACTGCATCAATGGAATATGATCCTGAAGATGGCGGTGTAGTAGTTGAGTTTAAACCACCTGAAGATGACAGAGCCAAAGAACAGATTGAAGAAACTGAAGAAGAGTTCTATCGTAACTTGGTAGATGACTTGGACGAAGAGTTCTTACAAGATCTGTCAGAGGAAGTCTATGAAAATTTTGAAGCTGACAAAGATTCTCGTGCTGAATGGGAGTCAATGTTTGAACGTGGCTTTGATCTATTAGGTCTAAAGCTAGAGGAAGCTTCTGAGCCATTTGAGGGTGCATGTACTGCTGTTCATCCAATTATGATTGAATCAGCAGTTAAGTTTCAGTCTAAAGCAATTCAGGAACTTTTTCCACCTTCAGGTCCAGTTAAGACACAGATTCTAGGAAATGTAACTGAAGAAAAGCAGGAACAGGCAAATCGTATCAAGCAGTTTATGAATTATCAGCTAAGTGATATGATGCCTGAATACTTTGACGAATCGGAACGTATGTTGTTCCATCTTCCCCTAATTGGTTCAGCATTTAAAAAGATTTACTTTGATGGTAGCCTTAATAGGCCAGTATCGGAGTTTGTACCTATTGATCAGTTCTATGTAAATTATCATGCAACTGATCTCCGTCGAGCAGACCGTTACACTCATGTCATTTATCGTAGTCCGGTAGAAATGCAGCGTGACATCAATTCTGGCATGTACGCTGACATTGAGCTACCCGAAGCCAGTACCCCTGAACTTTCTGGCTTATCTCAAAAAATGGATACGATCTTGGGTCTTTCCCCTTCTTCACAGAATGACCCACAGTACGTTCTACTAGAGCAGCACTGCTATCTAGATCTACCAGAACGCTTTGCAGAGGGTGACGGTCTGCTTCTTCCTTACATTGTAACAATAGAAGCTAAGAGCCGTCAGGTTCTCTCAATTCGTAGAAACTATGACAAAGATGACAAGCGTAGGGAAAAGAAGATCTTCTTTACTCACTATCGTTTTGTTCCCGGTTTTGGTTTCTATGGTCTAGGTCTAATTCACTTCCTTGGCAACCTCACAATGACAGCTACAGCAGCTATGCGTAGTTTGGTTGATGCTGGACAGTTTGCGAACCTACCCGGTGGCTTTAAAGCTAAAGGCACACGTATTGTAGGCGACAACGATCCAATCGCTCCCGGTGAGTGGAAGGAAGTAGAGGCAGTAGGCAATGATCTGTCTCGCATGATTATTCCTCTGCCTTACAAAGAACCTTCTCAGGTTCTGTTCCAGATGCTAGGGTTT